AAGGCTTATTTTAGGGATTTTAACACGAGTGAGCAACTTCGTGTTTTACAATGGTGGGATAATTTTTTATTTGAGCTTTGCGGTTTTAAATTTTGCCAAATCAGCCTCTAACCAATCAAGCGGATAGCGGATAACGCCGTTCATCTCGATGTATCTGGGGACAAACTCATACTTATTTTTGTTTTTTGGCATACGCATAAGGGCTAAAATGTTGCTGTTTTTAGAATAACCCAAAAACTCCGTAGCCTCTTTTTGGTTTAATAGCCTTTGGTTCATTTTTTATCCTTAATATAATCTTTCAAATCTCGCAAAGCGTGCCGTAAATAGCGGACGTCGCATTTAAAGAGCAAACCTTGTATTTGCTCGACTAATTTAGATTTTTCATTATGTGCCTCACAAAACGCCTCTAGGCTTGCAAGGGCTGCTAAATGTTTATCTTTTTCTGGGCTACTCATCTAATAGCTCCTTGTTTTCGTAAATATTGCCTATAATCTCGCTACTGCCAGCTAATCTAACATCTAACTCCTCGGGAAAAGCGCCGTTAAAGGATATTTCAAAGCCAGCATAAAAATTTCCCCAAAATATTTCCCCTAAATTTTCATTTGGGAGAAGAATAATATCACCCTTGTAAATTTCTCTGCCATTTTTGTCTTTTAGCCCAGTGTATTGCATAATCTTAACTTTGCGAAAAGAGACCTCGAAACTTGTTTGCTCTTTTTCACTCCAAAGCGTAACTATTTCGCTCGCAAAATTTAGATCCATCACTTCATATATTCCTCTCGGATATTTTTCGTATCCTAGCGTTATCCCGTTTGGTAATCTTTGGTCGGAGCGTAAAAATGCTCTAAATTTAATCTCTCTCATATTATCCCTCCCTCTGCAAAACTAGCAGTTGTATCTATTACTTTTTTCTTTATGAAGCCTTTAGGGTCTTTTTTAAACTCCCTAAACTTATACAATATAAGAAAAGGTAAAGTTATAAAAAACGTATACAAAAAGAAAATACCAAGCCCTATGTAATAAACTAGCTTGCTTAAAAAATTAAAGGCTACTATTAACATTGCACCTACACAAGTTGCAGCCACCACTATACATACTAAGACGCTTTCATATATGTCTTTCATTAGCTCTCCAATAGATTTTTTATATCTATTAACATAGTCTTTATAAAACCTAAAGGGTCTTTCATAAACTCTTTAAAGTTTATTACTATGTATAAAGGGGCACTTACTAAAAATATAATTGAGCCAAGTAGAACCACATATATTGAGAAAAATGCTAGTCCTATAAGGGCTAAAAAAGCATTTACTAATTTTAAGGCTATTTTTTGTATAGTCTGCATCTCTACTCCTCCTTTAATTTAAACCCTAAGTTATACATAGGACCCCACATAAGCGTATCGTGATATGGTGTAAGCTCCTTGTCAATATCACCCATAGTAATCCTAACAGGGTATGTACGCCCCTCCTTAGAGATAAGGTCAAATACTTCGAAGTACCATAGGACATCCTTAATATTGATAAATTCTTTCTCTACATATTCGGGAGTTCTATTTATCATATCATCTAGCCTGTAATACTCTTGTGTTGCTTCAGTGACCTTATATCTTTCAACGTCTTTACTGCCTTCGTCTGATTTATAAACTAATCTATCTCCTACTTTAAACTTAGGTGCAGAGTTGGGTCTTATTCTGTATTCCTCTCTATCAAAATCCCAAGTATCCGTGCCTTTTGCAAACCAGCGTTGAAAAAGGGTATCGTAGGTATCCACGATTTTACCCTCAGCATAGGCTGTGATAAGCTTTATCTTTTCTTCTAGTGTTATCTTTTTCATAATAATCCTTGTAAATTTATTTAGTGTTTTCATGTTCTGCATTTTTCCTAATATATACATCAATAAATAGTATTGCCATTGCTAACAGCAAGGACAACGCTATCACGTGCACTCCTCGCCAGAATATAATCCCGTCAGTGAGGTAAAATATTGTGATAAATAGAAATGTTAAACTGCCCACAATGGCAAGTATCGCTATGATACAGTTTGCTAGCGGAGAACTTTCGTCTAAATTCGCCAGCGAGTAGTAAACTTCTCTTAAAAAATCTTTCATTGTTCATCCTTTAGTTTTTTATATGTTTCAAGCAGCCTTTCTCTCTCGGCGTTTTTTAGATAAAACAAGTCATAAATAGAAAAATTTACCCATACTGGGTCTATATCAAATCTTAAAAGAAATGTATTTAATTTCTTTAGTTTTCTATAATCTCTTGTGGTAAATTGCCAATCATGGCTTAAAAACCACTCCAAAAGCCCTATTAATCTCTCTTTATCCGTTTTTCGCCAGAGCACTATCAATCCTTTCAAATATTTTCAATGTAAAAATAAGCCAGCGTTTGGCTATCCTCTGCCTCTTTGCGATATTTTGTGTCACAACTCTTGTTTGATATGTAGGCGATTTTGCCTTTATTCATCGCGTAAAAATCAGCTAGTATCGGCGCTAATCTTTGCCCTTTGCGTTCATTTGGTGCTAAACGCAAATAAAGTAGATCGCACGCTAGCTGTGGTGCTGTCGTGCTAAAGCTCTTTTTGGCAATGCTCGCCTTGTTATCCAAAGCATTTATTTGGGTTTCTATCCGCCTTTTAAAGGCGTGATAGTGTCCGACTATCGGCGTCATCGCCTCGATCAGCTCATCGATAAATTTGCTCGCTTTTTTGTTTATAAATAATCCTAGCTTTTCAGTGCTATCCATCTGTAAAAAACTATACGCCATTACAAAAATGGCTGCGTCTTTAAGTTCAGCCGTTGTCATCGCTCACTCCGTTTAGATTTTTGCCTTTTAATATTTGTAGCACCTCTTGCTTTGAAAATTTAGAGGCTGGGCTTAGCTCAATCTTACTAAGCCAATAGCGATCTAGTTTTTCGCAGTAGTATTTCATCGCACTTTCAAAGTTTAACCGCTGTGGCAGTGGCACGCCTATCTTAAACGTGC